ACCCCGTAAACGTCGAGAATTGCCGAGTTGTCAATTTGCACGGCTTTGTCAGCCGCTACGGGTGAAGTAGTGGCGGCAACCGATAACTCGACGACTGACATGAGTTCGGGCCACTTGGCTCTCGTCCAGGCTCCCTTAACCCGGTCATTCAGGCTGTTCTTGAAGGCTGTCTCCTCCGATGCCAAGAGCGTATCCACCCCGATTGCCGAGGTGAATCGGGATTTTAGATCAGCATATGATACGGTCCTCATTTGATTACCGTCTCGGGATTATTTTTGGCGAAGTCTTTTCGATATTCGGGATCGGACATCGAGCCCTTCCGTTCCATCTCATGCCGGAGGAAAGTTGTCGAGTCGATGGCCGAGACCAGGCGAAAGTCACCCGATCCCTTGACCTGCTCGGCGGCCTTCCTCGTAGCAATCGAACGATTGCGATAGCCGGCTTTTTCACGCTCGGCATCACGCTCGACTTTTTTGGCGAGGTAGTGGGCCATTTCCTCGCCCGACATTCCGCCACTTCTTTTCCCGCCTTTCACTATTATGTTAAGTGTCATTTTTCAAAAAGGAAAGGGGGAACCGATACCCCAAGAATCGGCTCCCCCTCACAACCAATAACGATATGAATACTACCGAAATCAAACGATTGAACCAAGAGCGCGGGGATTGGCCACACGCACGGTAAACATTGCCTCTGAGAATGCCCTTTTTCCGGCTCCGTTGTCAGGAAGATCCTGAACGGTGATACCCTCAAGGAACTTCAGGGAGACAGTATCGTCGCCGGGAATCAGGTAACCCCGATCAGTATTGACCGTACCTTCAACCGTGTCGGTTCCCGATGCACTACCATTCACACGTCCCAAAAATAGGTCGGGAATGATATTGATCGTGGAATAGTCCGAGACGTAAGTAAGGACACTTCTGACGAGGGTCTTTCCGCTAACGTCCTGATCGAAACTAAAGTTTCCATTTGCAGTCGTTGAACGGGTGTAATCCGTAATTTTGTTCATCACGGCGGGACCACAAAATAAATTGTAAGTACCCTTCGATCCGGCGGCGGTATAAACAGCTTGAAGAAGTCCACGGAATGCGGATTCGGTCAAACTAGCGAGTGAAACTCGGGAACCACTTACGGCACGAAAGCCCTGTTTGAGGGAAGTGTCGAACGTATTTCCGGTTGCACTCGGGTTGGACCAAATGCCGAGCCCCGCTGAGAGAGCCCCGGCGGAGGAAGTCCCTGCGGACTGATCGTTGCCGGAACCGATTGCAGTCTCGAGACTGTTCTTTAACTGTATGAGACTTTTCGCTTTACTCGAATTGAAGAGTGACCCGCCGGGAGCGACATCAATCATCTCCGCTTGCCGTGAGACCGAGAAGATATCGCGGACGGTTTGTACCCTATTTCCGATCCTCGCCCGAGTGTCGATAAGATTGGCGGCATCGGAGATCGTAAGATCGACCCCATCGATTACTCCGCCAATTTCAGGCGAGGCGAGTGAGTCCACTAACCACTCATTCAGAGTAGCCTTTGGAGCGGCTGATTGGGAGAGGGTCGCAAACAACGGAGTTTCCGTTGGCTCGACTGTTTTTAGGACGTTCTCGAGATTTTCCCGAGCGCCTTTCACGCTTGTTACGTTGTATGAAGTGGCTATAGCCATAGTAATAATTCCTTATTTTGAAGATTTGTAAATTTAGTCCGCAAGAAATGCGGCAAGATCGTTTTCCGAGAGTGTTTTACGCTCCAAGATTTTCGCTTTTTCTACAGTTGACCGGGTGGCCGCCGTTTGGACGGGTGGTGAAGAATCTCCGATTTCGCTAGGCGGGGGTGCTTTGGCCTTTCTTTTCTTGGCCGGTGCCTTTCCTGCTTTCGCATGATCCGCTTTGATTGCTTCGACTCCCCTGGCTAGGGTTGCCGCTACAAAGTCAGCATTCGGGAGAGAACCTAGAACTTGCGAATATTGACCCTTGATTTGCTCGAAAATTTCTTTCCGATCTTCAAAGCCCTCGCTTTTCTCGATCCAAGGATGAGTTGCCAAAGTGTCCTTTGCCCATTGGGCTTGTGACTGAAGGTGTTGAGCCCTTTCGGGGATCTTCTCGGTCAGATAATCTTCCGCTTGGGTCAGGATTCCCCGGATGTCATCATCCGAATATTCCTTCCCATCGGCTTCCACGTAGTCTTTCCCGATGTGCTGTAGGCTCCACCTCTTGGCCGCCAAAGCCTCCTTCCTTAAAGATTCCAATTCCTCAAAGGTATTGACCTCTTCAAGTGCCGGCTTTTGCGGTTCAGTAGCGGATTGCGGATTGGCTTTTAGAGCGTCGACCTCTGCCTTCAAAGCTTCGGCATTTTCCTCTGCGGATTTTGCTCGAGCGGTGAGTTTGTTCACTTGCTTGAGCAACTTGCCTACGGCTTTTGGTGGCTCGGATTCGGCCTCTTCAGCTTCTCCCTCCTCCTCAACTTCTTCCTCCGATTCCTCTTCCGATTCCTCTTCGGTTTCAAACTGTAAAAGAACGTCTGTCTCGTCGGATTCCGCATCTGCGTCAGGCTGAGTCTCGGACTCTGCTTTCGCTTCGGATTCCTGTTGGATCTCCTCACTCTCCTCGACTTTTTCGACGAACGATGCCGTCAATTCCTCGAGTGTCGTAGGGGGACCCTGCGTTGCTGTCTCTGCTCCCGTTTCGTTTGTACCCGGAGCCTCGGTCGTAGTCGTATCTGCCATATATTTTCCTGCGTTTGAAGAGTTCGCACTCTCTTGCGTTGAACTGCGGGACATAAATGCCCCGCCAATTCCAATCTTAGCAGGGGGTCAGGAAAATTTTTGACGATCTAGTGGTCATAAAAAGGAGACCAATTGTTACGGAACTTCTCGTATTTGCTCGATGACCGGTCGGAGGCGGCAAACAGTCTAATGCATTTGGTCGGCTTGGCGGCGGACGGGATGACGTACCAAACCTTGACCGGGTCGATCCAACAGGCAATGACGTCAATCTCTTCGCCGATGGGCCGTTTTTTCTTGGACCCCTGACTCGTCATCACCTTGAAAGATCTGCCACCATCTTCAGACGAGGAGGCCGATGTTCCTTTGACCTGGACCTTTAAAAGTCCCTTCGGGCATTCGACCAAAAAGTCCCATGCCACCGGGAAGGTCGGGCGATGAGGGATGAAATTCCTTCGGAGAGCTTCGGCCTCGAACTCGGCCTCGTACAATGCACCGAGTTGATAGTTATGAATCCTCATCCTCGAGCTCGAAATCAGCCTCGAACTCAATTTCCTCCTCGTCGAGCCATTCGTTCAAGTCGGCGACTGCAATCTTTGCCAACTCGACGTCCTCGATGTCGGACTCCTCGACCCAACGATTCAACAAAGCCCGATGGGCTCGCTTGAATTGTTCATGCGGGGCTAACGTCATCAGGCTCTTTCAGGGCTTCCACGATGCGAACCAAGCCACCGATTTCACCCGCCAGGCGGGCAAGCTTGCTAGGGTTGTCAATAAGTTCGGGATCTTGGAAATCCGATAGGCAAAAGTCTTTCTGATCCTCAATAAATCGTCGGACGACTTGAAAATCATCCCGGTCGGCGAGGCTTGCGAGTGCTTCGGATAAAGTCATGCCGCCGCCTCCGAACTTCCGGGTACGTTGCCGGGGGCAACCCCCAACTGACCGGTCAAGGCATTGCGCTGTTGCTGTTGCTGAAATTCGAGAGCCTGAACGTATTGATTGATCCGGGCGGCAAATCCTTCGTCCTCCTGAAGCCTCTGCTGAACGTCCTGAGCGGGGATCTCTTCGGTCCCTTGGACGTATTGCTGAAGAACTTGCAACCGAAGTTGAGAATTGGAATTTTGTGGAGCATTTACAACCTGTCCCGATGCAATCTTTGCAATGTCCGCAGAAGTCTCCTTGACCTCCTTGTCGGTTGCCTCCTGTTGGGGAGCAATCAATTGATTCGCCAAGTTTGGATCGATGGCCTCGATTACCTTGCGAAGGTATACGTCATAACGAGCCTGACCCTGCCGGTCATATTGAGCCATCAACTTGCCAACCGTATCCAATTTCTCGATCACCTTACTCTCGTCCGCATTCATGCTATTCCACGATATGTTAAAGTCATAAACCTCCGAAGTCTCATCCATGATCAGCGATGCGCCCTGTTCGTTATTAGTAACCCGGAACCAAATCTCGGGGCCGGCATATGCGCGGTCCAAGCACCATACCCTTTTCAAAATCTGCTTCCATCCCATCAGCCATCGATTGACCAGGTTCTGCCGGATGGTATTTGCCTCGACCGCATCCAATTCGGAAGTCGCCCGTCCCGTGATCCGATTCGCCAATTGGCGTAGGTGGACCTCGACTTCGGTCGATGCCGGTGAATGCTTCGGGATCTCCATGAATCCAACCTCGCCCCGCCGCCTGACGGGTACTTGACTGCCGGGACCAATCCGTTCGGGCTTCCTCCCGACTTGAAATTCAACGGGTGGGACCGTACTCATGCTCGCCCTATCTCGACGCGCATCCATCTCGGTCTTCACCGCAATCTGATAATCTTTCAAAAGCTCGGGATATCCCCTCGAGTCCAAAAGTCGGTGATTCAGGCTCTCTTTTGTGATGCATACGAATGGGAATCGTCCCTCGTCATATTGAACCGGCTTATGGTAGCCCGCACCTTCAGCCTCATCCGCAAATACCGTTTGCGTAACGACAGGCACCTCGTCCATCGGGTCGATCTCTTTCCGATAAGCAACCACCACACGAACCATGCCCTCGAAGTGCTGAACTCCATAGCCCGAAGTCGAGCCGTAAGTGATCAAGTTATTCGAGTAACTCTCGTCCGAATATGTCCCCTTCGAGTTCTCGAGTACCTCGTCAATCCACTTTGAGTCCCAACCGTCATTGACCTTCTGCTTCAAAGCTTCAGGGCTAAAGTAATGTATACAGTAAATTGCCCGAGCCGATTCCAGGTCGATCACGTTACTGTCCACGATGATTTCCCTGCCCAACTCGTACGCTTTTACGCACGGGCGATTTTCGACCACTTTTTCGGTCGGAATTTCGCTCACTCCATCCTCCCGAAGTTCCTTGATTACCCGGTTAATTCTTCCCTTTTTCAATTTCGGATAGGCTTCCGAGAACATTGTGGCCACTCCATCCTTCATCTCGGGATCTTGGATCGCCATAGCCAACTCGGGAGCCTGTTGCGCAATCTCCTCCAGGTTGACCGATTGAAAAGTTCGAGTGGTTTCCCTCTTCCAACTAGTGCCGAAAAAAGTCAGTCCGTTCTGCAAAAGATAATTCGCGCCGATGGCGGCCTCCCGTTGAAGCTCTTCCATAGAGCCCATTCGCCATCGAAGGAATTCGCTCACTAATTTAGCCGAGGAAATATCACCCGATTCGACAGGTGCCGCCACAAGGTTAGCCTGGGTCAACGATTGCCCGAGCAAGGCGACGTCCCCGTCGATCAATGGATTAATGAGCGAGGCTTGGAGATCACTAGCTCCGTCCCAAGGAAATGCTTCGGGACCGATCTTTTTGCCCGTCTCATTCTTCCCGCTCCATTCCTCAAACCGGCATTCCCTACCCTGCTCCGCCTTGTCCATCCAAAAGCTCAAATTCGCTTTTGCCTTGTCGAGATTCTTCTTCAATTCATCGACGTCGGGCTTTGCCGAGTCGAACTCCTGTACCTGTAATCCATTGTCATTCATCATTTTTTTCCAAGTTTATCATTATGTTCTTAAATTTTTTCAGGGCTTCCTGCTCGATGGCAAAGAGCGTAGTAACCCCAAGGCCAAGGTAGTCGGAGATCTCTTGAAGACTGAACGAACGAACAGCCCGGCCATCCGCCATCGCCCCAATCGCCTCCTCGACAACCATCTCCCGCAGGAGACTGTCGATGCGGTCTTCGAATTGATCCCGAGATTCATACGAGTCGGTACAAGTCATCTTCGACACGTTTGACCAATAACTTGCACTTGATCGGGCGATTGTCCTCCGGCCTCTTTACGCACCTGGCAAAACCCTCACGTCCAGGGAATCCGATTAGCATCAAACGAGGATTCGGGACGTGTTTGAGCACAAATGCCTCCTCGATCTCCTCCTTCGGAGGCTCGACCTTCGTCACCACCTCCTTGATGACCGCATCGTCATTCCAAATCTTGATGCAGGTCGAACGAGGGATGCCCGTCCCCTTGCTGATCTTTGCCCAACTCGTCCCGCTCTTTCTCAACAGAACGACCTGGTCACGATCCAATTTAGTCCACTTTTTTCTTACTCCCATTGTTCTTTCCCTCCTTTGAATACGAAAAGCGGGGACATTCCCTCCCCCGACAACCATTCGACGTTTGCCCAAAAAAAGTCTTGAGCATCCTCCCGAGTCATCTCATCACGCTTGATCAATATTTGAATGATGTTCTCGATGTCATATACGACCTTGCCTTGACTCGACTTCCCGACGATTGCCAAGTCATACCCGTCCAAAACGATTGCCTCGTCATCCATGTCAATATCCTCCTCCACCCGTTGACACCATGTCCGCCTCGCTAAAATACTCGAAATTCCCTACGCAAAAATATCTCGCGCAATCCACAAAGTCCTTGCTCGGGTTTTTCAAATCACCCGGCTGATAAGCTTGCATACAACTTATGAGATTTTGACACTCGTCGCTGAACATCATTTTAGGCTTATTCTGCCAATCCATCTCCTTTTCCCGATCCCATGCGAGCAAATTGTTGATCGCCTGCAAACCCGTCTCGATGTCCAAAGCCTCGGCAGGTTGGACGATGATATCTTCCACAGCCAAGTCATCGATTATGTTACTCGAGCCTTCAGCCTTTTGATAGGAGGCCGCACCCAAACGAGGGTCGATTATCCGAATCACGTCACCCGTGCATATCTTCTCCATCCGACGGATCTCTTCGGCATAGTCCTTCAAACCATATCCATTCGGTTGAGCCGCCTCGCCCGCCGCAAGCTTGTCCTTGGTCAAGTCAATCCATCCGCCCCAAGTGTCGAAATCAGGGAATTCTTTGACAGCCCAGGCCACCCCATGCGGATCGACGGCAAACAGGACCATCGTCCAAGGCTTTGCCCCCGCCGGGTCAATCGACATTACCCAATTCGCATCCTTTAAATCAGGCAGGTTTTCGGGGGATCGAAAGTTACGGTCCGAAAGAGATGGGAAAATTGCCCGACTCTGACGAACAGGCACTCCATATGCGCGGCAAAGTATAGTTTCACGCTTTTCCCCCTCCAATTGACTCTTCATCGCCGACCATCCACCGAAGGGA